GCAAAAGTCACTCCTCTTCCTGATGCCATCGTTCCATCTGTGCTTATTGAAAAAGCCCCGCCAGCGGACGCTAGCGAGGCCGTCAAAGCTCTTGGCGGAGAACTAAGGATTACGTACCAGCTCCCAGGCCCAGAAGCACCCTGAGGCGCTTCCATTTGGCAAGCTCCTTCTCGTGATAGTCTTCCCATGTAGCAATGGTTTCACTCAGGGCCTTACAAGCCATTGCCGGATCATCATCTGTTAGCAGCTCAGCCAGAATGTCTGAAAGATGTTCGGTTTGCTGCTTGTACCACTCGCCTTCTGCAACAAATGGGAAAGCCATGAGAAAAGGGCAGTATGATGCTGCCCAAGCATAGCTTCAATATGATCCGCCGTCGATGGTGGAATTGACGATGGTCACGCCACTAAGCGTAACGTTTGAAATGGTGCCGCCAGTAATAGTCACACCGCTAGCTGCTTGAACAGCGATTGTGCCAAGCTCTAAAGCACTTCGTGCGCCTGATGCAGATGATGCTCCCGTGCCACCATAAGCCAGTCCAATAGCAGTACCCTGCCAAATGCCGGTGCCAATAGTGCCAACGCTTGTCAGGCTTGAAGAGACAACGCCAGCACCAAGAGTTGTACCCGTTAATACAGACGAACCATTGATATAGAAGGCTTTGCCACTTGCAAGATTAATATGCTCACTACTTGTCCAAGCATCCGTAGCATCCACCCAGGAAAACGTCTTGTCCGTTGTTCCTTTTAAAGTGATGCCACCACCATCAGCGCTAGCGTCAGAAGGCGATGCAGTAGAGCCAAGTTCTAAATTCTTATCATCAACGCTAATTGTCGTACTATTAACAGTGGTGGTAGTGCCATTAACGGTTAAATCCCCGCCAATTGTTACAGCGCCAGTTGTAGTAATTGTCGCAATAGTAGCGCCACTTAAATCAACTGTTCCAGTGAATGTTTTGTTGCCACTAATTGTTTGATTGCCAGTGAGATTTACAAAGGCTCCTTTGCCAGCGATTGCCTCAATGGTAGTAGCAGTGCTGTTTTGGCCGCCAGTTCCTTTTCCGTAATAAAGCGTATCATCAACTTCATTAAAGGCTAATTCTGCATTGGCTAAACTTGTCGGAGCACCAGCAGCGCCACTTGCACGACGCTTAATCCGTAAAGTATTAGACATCAGAAATTGCCTCCATCAGTGAGAAGAGTTTTAGTGATTGTTGCATCTGCTTTGAACTTAGCAGCGGCAGCATCGTAGTAAACTACACTTCCATCAATCTTAGCGGTTTCGTCTAAATTAATTCCTTTTTCCCCTTGAGGACCAATGGCCCCTTGAGGGCCTTCACCAAAAAATTCAAGCCTTGGCGATGGTGGAGGAGCTTGTATTTGTATTGTATTTGCTTCTTGACTAACGACAACAGAAGCGTCTGCCGTTTCTGCAATTGAAACGATGGAAGAAGACTGTTGTACGACGACTGTCATTTGAAGCTCAAGCCAAGATTAACAAAGGCATTTCCTTCAACTAAATAATATGCGCTATTGTTAGGCTCAGTTACTAGTACGTCATACTGTCCTTGCTGTGTAATGCCACTAGTCCCTGAGGCTTCTAAACGAATTTTGAATATACCACTAGCTTGATTGATATACGTTACTGCAAAATCAGCAAGCTTCGTATTGCCGAGACGGTCGTACAATTTAGACGCAACGGTGTAGCCGCTCATGTTGACCGGCACACCAGAGGCGTCTTTATATTGCAATTGAAGCTCAAAAGTTGCGCCTTGATAAATCGTAATATCGTGCTTACCTGGCGTAATCATGATGAGCTTTTTCTTTCATTGTAATGCGCTTCTGGTTAAAGCGTTTCAATCCAGCCCAGCAAGCCAGTTGCTTTGGCATTGCCAGAGCTTGTCACCGTAAGAAACAGCTCATCGCTGACTCCGCTTCCATTGACACCCAAGGAAAGGCTAAGCCCATCTTGCACGTTAATCTCCACTGAACCAGCGCTGTAATAAAGGCCAGCATTAACAGTGGTGCCGCCAGAAACAATGCTACCGGCAGAAGTGGTTTCCACATTCCCCCTGCCATTGGCACTAGCGGCCCAAGTAACACCAGAAGTGGTTGGATTACGGCGAAGTTTCCATTCAATTGTAGTATTATCCTCCGTTACCAAATCAACTTTTACGGGAATAATCACATTGTCGGTGCGGCCACTTGCCATGCGAATACCAGCAACAATGCGCTCGCCAGTTGTATTAGGAATTACGCCTAGAGCAGGGGCAATTGTATACACTTCGCCGTAAAGTTCGTATCCGCCTTCGCTTGCAACCGTAGAGCAGATTTGTTTCATTGTTGCACCACTGGCGCTTGTTGTATGCTTAGCGATGCGATAGGTTTGTGGCAATACTGCCGCTGTCATATAGACACTACTAATATTATTTGCATGAAGAAATTCATGGCAATAATAATATTCGCCATCAAGAATAAAGCCACAACGTGCTCGTCCTGCCCCTAGCCATTCAAGATCAGTAGTGAAGATATTGGCCTTAGAAAAATCAAGCCACGAAGCAGTGTCAATATTCCATTGATCCTGATTAACGACGTTTTCAGTGACAATGCCAGAATATTTTCCTCTGACAACAAACTGAAGAGTGGTGCCACTGGCACGAAGAATGATTCCATTATTGTCATCAAATAATCCCACTTCCTGAATAACACCACTTGCTGGTACTGACCCAGCAAAACTTTGAATGGAAAGCAAAGATTTCCCTGGCTGATAAGGAAATCTTCGGCGAGTGCGCCTCATTACGCTGTCACCAGATGCAGTGGTGACGGTCATATTGATAGAGCTTTGATTTGCATCATGAACAGACGATGCAGAGCCAGTAATTGTTTCATTCCACACATCACTGCGCTTGTCGTAACGAAGCACGGAATCAAACAATGTATAGGGTTGGCTCACGCGCTTGCGTGCAAACGCATCCACTTCCCCGCTATCAATGCCACGGCGCATAATTTGTCCGCGATAATCAGCGGCAATCGCTGTTTCAAACTGCTCTCCACCCCTATTAACTTGTCCCATGATGTCTATGCTTTCTTCCCATTGTAACGACAAAAGAAAAGGGGCCTTTTGGCCCCTTTATTATTTGCCTTGTCCTCGCGTAAGTTTACGTCCGTGACTAGCTTTACTATGTTTTCCTTGGCCTTGCCTTGTAAGTTTTGGCTTGCCAGTTTGATGCAGCTTTTGCCCGCTAATACCAATCTTTGATTTTGCGGCCATTTATCAAGCCCAGGGAAGGCCAGTGCCAGTTTTCGGCTCACGCTGCTGTTCAATTTGCTGAGCAAGAGCGTCTTCAATTTCGGCAACTTTTTCGTCGCCAAATTTGTCCTTCACCCAGCCGATGACAATTTCGGGGGTGAGCTGAGCATACGGAATGGCTTCGTCTTCTTCGGGAGCTTCAAGACCAAGACTGCCATAGGCCGAGCTTGCATAAGTGCCATCATCGGCGGAGATCGTATAGTGAACAGTGCCCACGTAACCATTTGAAAGCGTGCGGTCCATATTGGCCACCGCCCATTGATAAGTAATTGCCATGATTAAAAAGAATGGTCTTTGTTAGTTTAGCAATGAAAAGAAAGGCGGTTTCTTCGGAAAACAGCCAGAGCTAGTAGTGACGTGGACTAACGGGGTTTCCAGCGGACAAGGTTCCGCAAGGTCACAAGTGTGTACCTAGTCCACTCATCACCAATTGAGCCATCAATGGGGTACAACTTGCTGTACCACCAGGCGTACTGCTCGGGATTGATCTCCTGCAACCGTTCAAGCATTTCTGCGATGTCAACACAAAGATCGGGGTCAGGCCAAGCTTTGTCGGCTACCTCCATCAGGTGATCAACAAAGCGTTGAAGCTCCTCACGGCTACCGAAGATTTGCTCGTACTCACCATCGGAGTCGTTGCACAGCAGGACTTTGCCGTTCTTGGCCCAAGCGTAGTGCTGGTAGATGCCTTCGCTTGGGTCGTAATAAAAATCTGGAAAATGATGTGAACTCATCTGCCCAAAACTAAGGAAATTGGCGCGGTAGTCTGTAAGCCATTCTTCGCCCATCAACTCTACCAGCTCTTCGCGGGTCAAGTTGTGGATCCATTCAAGACAAACTTTGAAACGCCACTCGTTTTCCTCCGGTGTAATGTCGTCAAGCATACGAGTGAAGGGGACTACCGAGTCTCATGTACTTGACAGGTTAGACCCAATGTGCTATAGTGGTGTTAAGGGGAGAGATCCCCACTGCACCTAGAAAAATGAATTACCGCACAGTTAAGGCTGTTCGAGACGAGCTGCATCGCCGTGGTGGTTGGCTCGAAACCATCAAAGACACCGAACGACCTGAGTACGCCCCGCATCTTTCTTTTGAGGAGTCGGGATGGATTCATGGGATTTGGATCAAAGATGAGTTGCTTGCTTGGGCAGTTGAAAACTTGAACTAACCACTGGCCCGCCTTAGAGCGGGCTTTTTTGTGCCGGGGATCCTGCAATACAAGACCCGCTGGTCGGGGAATACAGGGGGCCTCGCAGTGGCTATCGACCCCCCGGCAACCCTTTTAGTGAGTAGGACTACGAGAGCTGGGCTTTAACAGCAGCCATCTCGGATTCCAGGGTTTCGATACGGAGCTGCGCCTCTTGCAGTGCCTTGATGGCCATCCACATCATCTGCTGTTCTTTGACACCGATGCGCTCTTCCTGAGCAGGCTGGTCCTCAGTTGCTTCCTTGGCTTCTTGGAAGACGGTAATCACTTCCGGGCAGCTTTCCGCCACCTGCTGGGCAATTACACCCATGCTCAAGTCGGCTTCGTCTGACTGGTCCTTGTAGCGGAAGTTGACGATTTCCCATTCTTTTAAGCAGTCCCATGTGCCAGCGGCAGGCGCGATGTCCTTTTTGACGTTGCGGTCAGAAAGGTTGACGTTATTGGCGCTGTAATTAGCTATGCCACCATTAGACCGAATTGTTGCTCTTTCCGTCGTTGCGCCAACACACTGCAGAAAAAAGCGCGTACCATCATTTTGATCATTTGCTGTTTCAATGTATAAACCGTATTGCTGACCACTGGCGGCTGTGGACCTTATATATACAGATACGATATCATCTGCGTTATTAACAAATTCGTGAAAAGCGGCAGTAGAGTTGATATAACTACCAGTATTTGTAGCCTTAAAGGCACCTCTTTGAGTGATTCTTGCCCGCTCCGTAGGGCTGCTCGCTCCGTCGGCAGTAGTGGAGAACACTAAGCACGTTGGATGGCTAGTACCAGCGGTCCATGTACCGTCACCGTTCGCAGAGATAAATGCGCCAGCGTCGTTAGCAGAATTGGCGAAGCTGATATAGCCAATCGTGCTACCAGCGGATGCAGTAGTTGCGTTCCGCTGGATATTTATTGCTCCACCGGCAGCAGTAGTTCCACCTTGGACGATAAATTTAGCCTCGGCAGAACTAGAAGACGTGCCCACTAAAAATCGACCACTTGAATCCCAGCGGCCACGCTCAGTCCCGTTTGTACCAAACAAGACAGGATGCGCTCCTCGCGCCCATCCCCCATAGACATTGTTAGAGGAATCTTGACCGTATAAAGCACTGCTGGTTTGCGGGGTATTTCCGTTCCCTGCCATCTCCAGTAGGCAGTTTTGGCCTGAACCATTTGCAACCCAAACATCACCACCAGCGCCATTGCTGACGATGTGTAGCTTAGTGCTAACTGAAGTAGTGCCAATCCCTACGCGCTGTGACGAGTCAATAGTTACTGCACGTGTGTTTCCATTCGTGGCAAGAATTAGATTTGCTTCTGCGCGAACAAGCCCATCGGTAGCTGCGGATCCACTAAGCCAACTTGAACCAGCGGTTCCGGTATAAAGAGCTTGAGTGCCTGATTGAAGAAATACCGTGCCACCGCCGCCGGCGGTGGTGGTATTGACATAGAGCGGTTGATAAGAGCTACCAACAATATGCAGTTGGCTATTCGCATCTGGGCTAGAAGTCCCCAGACCTAGAGCACCTGTCGAAGTGAGGCGCATGCGCTCGGCGCCACCTGCGCCAAACTGCATACTTTCAGAGCCAACTGCAGTGAGCACAAGCCTTCCGGCCGCCGATCCATGTGACTGGCCAAATGCGAGAATGTTCGCACCTGCACCAGCACCATCTCCACCATCAATCCGGATATAACTAGTTGCAGAAGTTTGAGAAATTTCACCAATAGATACTTTAATGTTTCCACTGCTATCAACAAACAACCGCCCAGTGCCATTAGTCGAGATGGCTAATTGGTCTGCGCCGGGTGAATAGAGGCCCGTATTCGTGTCGCCCGAGAAGTAGAGCCCTGGCGATCCAGCCGAGCCGGCGATGATGCCGAGCGCGCCGGTCATTACGTCGCCGTTGACGTCCACGAACGTGCCGGATTCGCTGCGCCATGCGCCACCGTCCCACACCTTGAACACATAGGTGTCGCCGGTAGTATCAAGCCATTGCTCACCCTTGGAATTGCCAGCAGTGCCGCCGCTTGCAGGACTAACATTAGGCGCAGTCGTGCCTACGTGTACAGGCCCCACTTTTACTAAATTGCCATTGCTGTCCTTAAAGAACATGCCAGGGCTTCCACTTGCATAGTTAATGGCAACTTGCCCATCAACCATGGAAGCAGGATTGGGACGCTTATCCAGCGTCGAGGAACGTAAATGCTGAAGAACGCCAGCCATAATTAAAAGCCTTTCAAAATCAAGAGGACTAATTAGTCTTTCGCAATTCTAAAAGGCTTTTGTTTTTTAATGATTAGAACGTGCCTTCATCAACGGTGGCGTTAATGGTGCCAGCAGAGAAGTTGCCACTACCATCACGAGCAACAATTGCACTAGCAGTGTTAGCGCTGGTAGCAGTAGTGGCGCTGTTGCTAACTTTTCCAGCAGTGGAAATTGTAGAAAGCTTAGTATCAGCAATGCTGCCAGCAAGCATTAAATTAGTAACCGTACCAGTGTCGCCAGTTGTGACAATGGTTCCTGTGACATTGGGAAGCGTGATTGTTCTATCTGCAGTGGCATCTGCCGCAGCAAGTTGAATTTCAAAAGCGTCATCACTGGCCCCTTCAAAAAGAAGCGTACCTGCACTGCCAATGACTACTTCGCCAGCAATGGTACCACCCGCTCTGGGTAATGCAGCATTAGCTAAGTCATAGGCGCTCTTCACTGCAGTGGCAGTAGCAGCAAGTGAAGAGCTAGTAGTGCTTGTTGAATCAGTAAGAATAACAGTGCCACGTACACTAGTCGTGGCATCAGGAATAGAAATGACGGGCGTTGTTGTGCCGCTAACAACAGTGAGCGGAGAATTAACACTCACCGACAGAACAGTGCCGCTCGCTGGCGTAACCCAGTGAACACCAGCGCCAAATGCAGAATTAACAGTGAGCACTTGTCCGTTAGTTCCAATTGCTTGCTTAACTAATGTGGTGCCACTACCAACAAGAATATCACCTTTGGTGTAAGAATTAATTCCAGTGCCACCATAACCAGTGGCCAAAATGCCACTAGCCACATTGTTAACATTGCGGCATTCAGTGTTTACTTCCTCAATAGCAGACTGGACGTTTGTACTTCCAATGGTTCCTGCTGGCGCAAAAGCTACGTTAGAAGCAGTTTGCGATAGATAGGTAGAACTAACATCAAGCTCTACCCACGCTGTGCCATTGCAAAGAAGAATATCGGGCGGCTGCAGAATAGTTTCAGGAGCTGGTGAAGTGCCAGTACCACCACTAGCAACTACAACGTAATAACGATTAAAAGTGGTCGATGCAGCCGGTAGTGGTTGTCCCACAGAAAGACCAATTCCAGCACCATCAGCACTAACACTTGCAATCGTGTTTCCAGAAGCATTATAAGTGCCACCAAAAATAATCTCACCAACGCTAATACCAACTGGATTCCAAACGTTACCATCCCATAGATAGAGGTCTTTCTCCAATGGATTGAAGAAGAATTGCCCAATAAAATCTGCTACAGGCGGCGCTTCGCCAAACTGACTAACAGAATAGTTGGCAAGCTTAGAAGCAAGAATTGATTCGTCTGCAATAAACCCACTTCCAAAGGTGCCAGTGGTAATTTTGCTTGCAGAAAGAGCAGGGATGTCATCTGCTACAAGACTGGCTGCGCCAGCGCTTACATGTCCCTGCGCGTCTACTGTCACCTTGTAATACGTGCCAGATGCCACGCTGTTGGCGTGATTAAAAACGCCACTGACAGTAACGAGTCCAGTGCCAGCTTGAGCAACGCCTAAATCGCTGGTGGTGGCCTTTGGAAGATCGCTAGCCGTGATAGCCCGGAAAGTAGGAGCTGCATCTGCACTTCCACTGGCTGGACCAGCAAAGAAGCGTGTAGCAACTTGCGTATTTAAAGAAGGAACAATGGAGGCGCTAAAAGCATCAGGATAGGAAGTGGCAAAACTGTAAACAGTATCTCCTGAAACGACAGTTGTCGAAAGGCCACTTTGACGCTGCCAAACACTACCAGTCCAAGTATATTCAACGCCAGTATTTGTATTAAGCCATTGCTGACCAATAAAATCACCGTCACCTGTAGGAGTGGAACCAGCGACAATTGCAGCAGAGTTGTCAGAAAGTTTTGCTGCAGTAACTCCGCTATCAACAATCTTTGCAGTTGTAATAGCGCTATCAAAAATTTTGACTGTTGTTACAGCATTATTAGAAATAGTGGTGCTAAATCCGGCTGTTCCTGTGCCAGTAACATCTCCCGAAAGAGTAATGGTTTGATCACCCGTATTAGTGCCAGTGGATGTGCCGGAGAATGTGCCATTTTGCGTAGCTAGCGTTCCAAGGCCGAGCGTTGTGCGCTGAGCGCTCGCATCAGCATCATCCAACAATGCTCTGCCAGCAGCAGTAAGCGTAATCTCTTCAATATTTCCACTTCCCGCAGAAGCCCTGCCAAGCAGTACTCCACTAGCCACTTGTTGAATTTTTGCAAAAGTGACTGCGTTATCCGCGATGGCAGCAGTGGGAATAGAACCACTTGCATAGCTTCCAGAAGGTATAGAGCTTGCAGTAATAAGAGTGCCAGAAAGTTCGCCAGAGGAGAGAGAAAGCTTGGCAAGCGTAACGGAGCCAGACGCAAGTTTCGCTGCAGTAACATTCCCGTCTGTAATATTTACAGTGGCTACTGCATTAGCGGCAAGTTTTACTTGCGTAACACCGCTATCGGCGATGTAAGCAGTAGCAATGCTTCCACTTGCTAGCTTGCTTTGCGTAATGCTTCCATCGACGATGTGAACGCCGCTGACCGCAGCGACTCCAATTTTTGTGCCCGTAATTGCATTGTCAGCAATATTGACGGTGACTACAGCGTCAGCAGCCAGTTTTCCTGCAGTTACGCCACTAACAACTAGTTGTATGCTGCCGACTGAATTCGCGGCAAGCTTTGCGTTTGTTACGCCACTATCCGCAATCTTGACAGTGGTTACACTGCCGCTTGCTAATTTTGCACTGGTAACGCTCTCGTCTTCAATTAAAGCAGTGTTAACTGTATTGCCAGTCGCAACAACCCCCAAGCCAATAGTGGTACGAACCGTTGCGGCATCGGCGTCGTCAAGAATGGTGCGAGCAAATGAAGTGCAAGTAATCTCTTCAACGTTGCCGCTGCCAGCAGAAGATCTCCCTAAAAGCTTGTCTGCAGCACTAACGTTTTGAATTTTTGCATAGGTAATGGCGCCATCCGCGATGGCAGTAGCACCAATCTTTGTAGTGCTACTTTGGTTGATTTTTGCAATATCTAATGTCGAGGAATCCGCTAAATTAAATCCAGCCTGAATTAGGTTTTTTACCTGCACCTTCTTGGTTTGACTGGCGCTAATGTCTACAATCGGCAATACGTCGCCAGAAGCAACTGCCCCTTGGGAGAGTTCAACAAGTTCCGTGATTCTTTGATCGGCCATCTCTCAGAAGGGCAAAGCTAAATACAGTCTAGTCTTAAACGATAATAGCTATTATCAGTCCGTTACTTCCTGGAGGAGATAATCAAGACTCTGTTCAAGGTAAATAGCGTCATCGTCCTCTTTCAGAATATATTCTGACGGCACGCCAATGCGAAGTTTAAATTCGCCGGTAGTCACAAAGTCAACGGAGCAGGAAACAAGCGAATCTGCTGTCACTGTTACACCAGCTCTTGTTATCACTGCCTCCACTTCGTAATACACCTCTTCAGTAAAAGAAGAAGTTTTTTCGACGGATGACAAGGAAAGAAGCGCCTTGAAATTGCTTCCTATATCTAGACGATCAATAATTTGAAGTAATAATAACGGAGTCTCGGAAACGCCCGTTGTTTCATAACTAAATAAACATTCAATGCTGCCATTGCCACTTAATAGCCCTGCAGAATACTGTTGTCTAAATACATCGGATAAACTTGTTGTCTCCATCGCCCCTCTGTCTGTATTAATCTCAAAAGAGGTGACGCTTCCAAGCGTATTGTACCTTGTATCTCTTACAGCAATAGAAACCTCCAGATCAGCACCGTTAAAAGCAGATAGTGTTATTTCTTCAGCTCTAACATTATTGATGGCATCAGCAAAGTTGCGATAAAGACGAATGCCGCCAACATTATTAACATTGACGACCGCCCTTGCGTTGTTGGCCTTTTGCCCTTCGGGTAATCCCCAAAAGGACGATGGAAGAAAGTCTATCCCTCTTGCATCTGTTGTTGATATTTCGATCAGATCTCCAGTAATTAAATTATCTTCGCTTTTTTCAAAACTAAACCTATTGAGAGTGGTATTAATATCTGCTGGCGAAATTACAGCAGGAAAACTGCTGCTGGCGTTGCGCTGAAGCCTAACAATTCCAGTGTGGCCAACAAAAAATGTCATCTCGCTTCAGCGACTATGCTTTCATTGTACGGACAATGCAAATGATCAATTGGCAATGGTTCAAGTAGTGCCAGAGAGTGTAACAGTAGTTAACGGGCCATTAATAGTAAAGTTAAATGAAACAGTAGTCAGTTCATCGGTGGACGATGTGATGCTGGCACTATTAATAAAAGCATCTGCCGTAAAGAGCTGACTTGTTCCCACTTCAAACGTAAGCGTCACTTCATCACTATCAGTAATGGCGCCAGTCTTGGCAATCTTTTCAAGAAGATTTGTCACGTCAGTAGTGTCACCGTTGTAATAGGACAACGTAGCGCTACCTGTGGCACTAAACAGGCCAGGAGTGAAGGTGTTAGCAGTGTCTCCAAGAGCTGTGGTGTCCAGCATGTTTACAGACGTATCTAACGTCCAATTGCGCACCTTGGACACCTCGCTTCCGCCAAGCTTTAATTTGCCAGTGCGGCCAGTATAAAAGGGCATCGTCTTAAAGCTTTTGTTTTAATCTTAGCACTTTCAAGAATGATTAATCAATGCGGTACAAAGACTGATCAAAGCGCACAATCCAAGAAAGCGTTTGTCCTCCAATTTCTTCGCATGGATGCTCAATAGCTCTTACGGTAATTTCGCCTTCTTCTTCCATTGTCACTTCTGTCACGCGGAAAACACGCTTTGTTGTCACTGCATTGCCCAAGACAAATAGCCATCCTTCATAAGGAGCGAATGATGCTGATTGACTGTCTGTCACTGACACTGAAAGTTTGACAATTCCTTCTTTGGGACTGCCACTATACAAAAGCGCCGTATAAGAGCCGTTAATTGGATCTTCTGCCAATGGAGTATTGAGCTTACCGTCTGCCTCGACAATGCCACTACGGAAATCATCCCATTGATTCTGATCGGTTTGAACATAAATGTAGCTGCCAGGCTCAATAGGGCTTTCAGTGGGGAATGTTTTAAACTCCACTGCTCGCCTTGAAAGCCTTCGCTGCTGACATAAAAGCATCCCATAATGCAAGGCTTGCGTTCTATTCGTAACAAAATCAGAGAGATTAAATGTTTGGCGAATACTTAAAGCTTCATT